TTTCCTGACTTTGTACGCCACTTCTGTTTAGTCCACGCTTTTAAACTGCGTTGTGATTTAGCTAGAGCCATGTTTCTTTTGTATATTAAATTTTGCAGTTAGACTAGCACCTTTATGTGCTTTGAATGGACCACTATGCTTCATTAGCTTGTATCCACCATTCTTTGTTTTCATCCAATGAAAACCAGCTGGAGCTTTAACAGACTTCATCATTTATAACCACCTCCTGCTTTCTTATAAGCTAGTGCTAACATTTGAGCCTTCCTCGCACTCCATTGTCCAGGTTTCCCACCTTTTCCACCAGCTTTAATTCTATTAAATATTCTTTTCCTCATGCCTGGCTTTGTATAGTTACCAGCTTTATTAACTGTACTCACCACTTCACCTTATTCGCCCAATATGCTGCTGACATATTGCCTTTGGCTATATTCTTTGCGTGTCTTGCCTTAAAAGACTTTGCTCTCTTTGTCATAGTTCTATCTCCTGTTTTGCCCTGTTGCCCAAACCGAATCGTCTTAATCTTATTACCAGATTTAGCAACTACTATGTGTGATTTGGTTTTATGACCTGGAGTTCTCTTTGGTTTATTATAACCACTTACTCCAGCTCTCTTTAGTCTAGGATCTGCCATTAATCCTTTTTGAATAAACTAGATGCCCATTTTTTTACACTATTAATTACTAATTTTGCAGAAATAGTATTTGGATTATCTTTATTCATAAGCATAGCTTTAAATCCTAAAGCACCCCTGTCTGCTAAATAACCTTTTAATAGTCTATCTTTGTTATAACCTATTTCTTGAAATCTATTAATTTGGTTTTCAGATAAACTTCCATACCATTCGTTAAAACCAATAGTAGCTTTGTCTACAGCAGACTTATCTATGTTTTTTTTTACATTAGCTGATTTATACAGCGTATTGTTTGCTTTAACCATTCTCGAACCTTACTACAATAAATATTTTTTTGAAATGCTTTTTTTAACTATATCGTGTGTACACTACCTTTTTGTTGTATGTGTTTGTACTTTTTGGACCCCCATGTCCTAATCTAAGTCTATGTTGATAGAGATGTTTCCTGCGACCTGATGCTGTACCTTATCAGGAGCCTTCATCCCTATCCTATCGAGTAGGTCCTTACTAGCTTCCAGTCTTACATACTCACTCTTCCCATTTTGTATTAAGTGTAGGAGAGTTGAGGATGCGTGGACTGATCCTAGTCCTAACTTGTTGGACACTTCCTGTTGTAGGTACGCTTGTACCTTTGGTAATCGTAGTGTCCTACTAGCTACTACTCTACCACTTTCTCCCCTTGAATAACCTGCTTTCTGACTTGCTTCGGTTATGGTACATCCTGTGGCTACGAGGGTATCAACTAATAACCTCTGTTTGTATGTCAAACCATCTTTCTTTCCTAATTGTGTTCTTGCCATTACGATAGATGTAAACATGATCGTAACCATGTCAAGTTAAAAAATGTAAACGATCCTCACGGATCGGCAGCTTTCGATCTTTCCATATCATCTCTTGCGAGATGAATGTGCTTACGCATATGATCTTCGCTGCTATCTCTCTCTCTTGATTCTCAATTATATCACAAAAGTACAAGTACTTCGTTTCGCTGAGCTTCGCTCCTAATCGCTCAACTACGCCCTCTACGAGGGTAACTCGCTACGCTCCTAATACTGACTAAAGTTTGTGACCTAATCGAGGAATCAAGAAAGGAGATTATATTATGAAAAATCTTGATAAAAAAACTTGCTTCATGTTGCTTCAGTACATGAAGTTAAAAAAGGCAGATCAGCTGCATAAAGCCTATGATTCAGATGTATCATGGGAATATTATGAAGGATGGCATGACGCCATAGAGGAATTGCGAAAGCAAGTATTAAAGATAAAAGGAGATCAAAATGACTGATTCTGAATACAAATATCTAGATTGCTTAGACAAAGCAAGAGAAGCAGATGAACAGGGTAAACCTGAGGTTGCTAGACTATGGAGGGAATATGCTGAAACAGTAAACAATCAGCATGACTTTGATGAGAATATGGAGGTACTAAATGAACAAAGCACCAACTAAACTGACTACTGATGATGCTACTATTGGTAGTATACACTACCATCAATCACAAGATTGGGCATCTTGGATTGGTACTCTCGTTGATGAGAACTGTGAGATAGATCGTGTCTACACAGATCTACTACTGTGGCAGATATGCAACAGTACTTACAAGAGTATACAGTCATTCAAGAAAAATGCTAAGTATTACAAGGATGTCTATGAGCAGACTTTTGTAAATGAAAGACAAGCACCAGATGGTACGGAGATCAGTACTATCAATGCTGACAATCTGTTGGCACAGGGTAAGACTTGGAATGCATTGGAGGACAAGTACACAGCAATACACAATGCGTGTGCTGCACTCTACAAACAACTGTATCAAATGGAATGGAATCAGAGGAAAGTGGCAAAGCCATCTCAGGGTAATATGAGGACTATGTCACAGATGACACCAGATGAGATTGCAGAAACAAAAAGATTATCTAAAGAAGCCTTTGGATACTAATACTAACTGGAGTGGTGGGTATATCCCACCATTCCTACTAAAAAAAATTCGGAATAAAGTAGCTAATACCGAATGTATTTGATAAGATAAGTTACGGAAGGAGAAATAATATGCGTAGCATTTCACTTATGTTTTCATACTTCGATAAATTTTTCGAGTATGTGTTGAAGAATATTGTAACTGGTAAGTTCAAAACCAGAGCAGAGTATATTGGTACATTTGTACTATTTTACATTGGTCTTGGTGGTGGTCTTATCGCCTTCAGTTTGTTCTTCGGTATCAATCCCACATTGGTAATGTCAGTTGTGGCAGCACCTATTTGGGTTGGTTTGGTATTCTTGTGTAACAGGATTACTAAGATTGCAATTACACTAAAGGATATACCTGAACCAGATATCAAAACTACAAAATCAAGGAGGAAGTAATGCAGTTACCACAACCACAAGATAGTTTTACAAATGATGAGCTAGATAGATTTGATGTCATTTATTCAATGTACTACAACCATTGTGTATCACTTGATGATCTAATGGATAGAGTTGTGAATCGTATGTTACATGATGGAGTGAAACTAATTTATATATCTGAGATCAGAGAGATGGTCAGAGAAAGGTTTGAAAATGACAATCCAAGACCAGAAGTTCCGTAGATGTTTCAGATGTCTAGGACTTGGAATAATTATTGATGCGTACAATCCAGAAGCATCAGATGAATGTGATATATGCTTTGGAGATGGCAAGATAGGAGTAATAGATGATGAATACAGAGGGCTTGAAAGTACTGAAAGCAAGACTGTGGGATCAAAGACTAGCAACAAGGGATGCGATTAAAGGATATAGTAAATCAACTGCACTCAGTCAGTTAGATGATTTATTTCTTATAGAAAATGAAATGCTAGAGGAGTTTGAGAAACTAAGAACTGCTATAGCAAAAGATATTACAACTGTAGAAGGTTGGTTAAAACAATTAGAGGAGTTAAAATTTGAAACCAGATAGGAGGTAAATATGAAATGTATTAGACCAGGACATTACCAAGCAACTATTCCATATGGTCAAGACCAAGTAATAATTGTGAACATTGTAAAAGTAAAATCAAACTTCAAGCACAGTATTACTAAATGGAGATTGACAGTTGATGATAGTGTACTAGGTCCACAAGTCAAAAGCGATTGGGATTCAAAGAGTTCAGCTTTGACTGTAGGCAGAAAAGAAGTAGAGAACTTGATGTTCAAGGCTCTAGAATCAAGGATTATCAAGGGTTTTCAACTACCCAAAGATTTTTATGGAAAGGAAAAATTACATGAGGTGTAACGCAGAAACATTCAAGGATATGATGTGCAAAGTAAACAGAATATCACCACAGGCTAAGATCATATTTCAATCAAAAGTATTTCACAATACTACAGATGATCCTGAGTTTCAGTATCACGATTGCAGAGATATTGATAAGATTGAAATACAGTTTGCTGATGGTATTATCAGCGAGAGAGATAAAATAATAATAACAGTAACTTAAGGAGGAACTATGTTACCAGAACAATTAGACTTCGCAGTTCGAAGTGAGGAAGTATACAATCAACACAGGACTAAGATACCTGGCTACAAACAGTTGGTTCGTGATGACACCAACGAGTTGATTGCTATACACAAAGATTCATACAAAGTTATTACACATCATCAAGCGTATGAACTAGCAATTAATTATCTTTGTAATCATTTTCATACTACTGACATGGTAGAAAATTACAGAGTATCTAATAAGGGTGCATTGATGGCAATACATTTCAGATTACCATCATACCAGATACCATACAAAGATTCTTTTATTGCTTTAGAAGCTATACTACACAACAGTTACAATGGTATGAGGCAGCTAACATTTGATCTTGGATACTATTTCATGTTGTGTTTAAATGGTTTGAAATCACCACTTTGGGATGTTCGTATATCATCACAACACAAAGGTAACAAAGAAGTTACATTTGAAAGACCAAATACATTTGATGTCAATGACAGACTACGAACTGTATCTAATACAATGGAGAAGTGGTCATCTATTCCAGTAGATAACAATGAACTTGAATATCAAGTAGACCAGTTATGTTTACAACCAACTGAACAAGATAAAAGCCATGTCAATCAAAGACACAGAGGGTATATCTTGGATGAATACTACGACAATTATTCAAGACAGTTTGGTACAAACAAGTTTAGTGCATACCAGGCTATGACACATTGGAGTACACATTATCCAAGTGATTCAATAAATACTAGGTATGATCGTGAAAGAAAGGTTGCAAACTGCAAGTGGTTTCACTAAAACAGAATAGAGGGCAATCTATTTTCATATTATATGATCTCCTTCCTCCGCATGGTTGCCCTCCACATGGAGGTATTATGGCAAAGAGAGGATATGTACCTAAACAAATGTTAGAAAAAGAAAGATGTTTAGAGTGTGGTAAACTATGGACAAAAGCTATGCTCATAGATTATAAACTGTACACTTGTATTCGTTGTTATAATAGGAGGATAAATGGCAAAAAAAGTAAATCACATTGATCCTGGATATTATATTGGTCCAAAGATTCAAGTTATTGAGATCATAGAACAGTTCGATCTCAATCACCATGAGGCTAATATCATCAAGTATGTTATTCGTAACAGACATAAAAATCCAGATAAACCATCACAAGATTTAAGAAAAGCTAGATGGTATATAGATAGATTGATAAACTACTATGAAAACAAATGAAGTACTAAAATCTTTTGCTAGAGATAAGAAACTCAAAAAGAAATCAACAAAGTATAATCTTTCTGATCCAGTACAAAGAAAAAGGTGGTGGATAAAAAAAGTTACATATTATGCTAGAGTTTGGTTTGATCGTGATATAGAATACAGATTGAGAGAAGGACTATTGAGAGGAGATCCAGCAGCAAAAAGACTAGCAGATGCTCTTTGGAAGAGAAAGAAAGATATTGAAGATATCGTAGAGAGGAAGGTAAATGAATATACAAAGTCAAAAGAAAGTTATAGACAGAAGCTCAGGGATCGGAGGGAGTGATGCAAACCTATTGGTCGCTGGTAAATGGAAAGAACTTTTTGAAATCAAAAAAGGTTTGGTTGAAGAAGATCTATCGTTTGTACTACCAGTGCAGTTAGGTATACATACCGAATCATTCAACAGAGAATGGTTTACAACACAAACTGATCTACCAGTACAGGAGTGTGAATATACATTGATGCACAAAAAATATGACTACATACTAGCTAACATAGATGGTTATGTGTTGAATGAACATCTCAAACCTAAAGGTATTTTTGAGGCTAAACATACAAATATGATGACTAAAGAGGATACAATCATAGAAAAATATTATGCACAAGTGCAGCACTACATGATGGTATCTGGTATGAAAGAAGCATTTTTATCAGTTATTTTTGGTAATGTGAGATGGAAAGCATTTCATATTCAACATGATAAAAAGTTTCAGAAAAGATTACTCAATGCAGAGTGGTGCTTCTGGAACAATCATATATTGACAGATGTAGCACCAGATGACTATGTCGATTTTCAATCTATTGAGGAGGTAATATAAATGGATGATAATACTAAAACTAAAAATCTTGATATTTGGAATGAAGTTAAAGAAACTGATCCGAGGTTTACTAAGAAAGTATCCTTTGGAGCTAGGAGTTTTACTTCTATTGATGCTCACTATCAAATCAGACGAGCTACAGAAGTATTCGGACCAGTTGGTACTGGTTGGGGGTATGATGTTAGTTACAACACTTTGACAGTTGGTGACAAAGCATTTCAGTTTGCTGATGTATCTATATGGATATCTAACAGAACTGCTATGTATGGACCAGTCAGAGGATGTAATCTATTGGTAGATGCCAAAGGCAGAGTAGATGATGATGCACCAAAGAAAGCATTGACTGATGCTCTTACAAAAGCACTATCACATCTTGGATTCAATTCAGATGTATTCATGGGTATGTTTGATTCAAACAAATATGTGAAGCAACTAGAAGAGAAATACAAAGGTAATGTTGATAAATCAAAAGTACAGGAGGTAGTAACTAATGATTAACAAAGTAATACTTGTTGGTAGAACTGGTACAGATCCAGAGATCAAGACAATCAAAGGTGGCAGCATGATGGCTACTATGTCTATTGCCACTACTGAGAAGATACGAGATAAAGATACACAACAAATGAAAGACAAAACTACTTGGCACAAAGTAGTAACATTTGATCCTAATCTTGCTAAGACTATCAAGGACTATGTAAACAAAGGTACTCTATTATACCTAGAAGGTCAGATAGATGTATCACAGTATACTGATAGTAGTGGTAACAAAAAGTTTAATACATCAATTCTAATACCAAGATACTCTGGTGTTATGAAGATGTTAGGTGGTAAACAGGGTAGTAAGATAGACAACACCATTGAAGAAATCAATGATGATGCTCTACCTGATGATCCAATACCATTTTAAAGTTTCGTGATACTGAGTAGCTCTCGGTATCGGCTGACTGAACAACTCTTTAACAGAGGGGTAAGGTACACTTGAGATGAAGTATGGGCAAATGCCTGAGGTAATCAAGGGTGGTTGTGAGTAGACATGGAGAAACCGTTCATCTGTAGTCGAAAGCTTGTGGGTGAGAAACTAATCCCACGCCTTCAGCGAAGTAAGTTTACTTGTGGACCTTGTGGTCCTAGCAAGTAATATGAGTATAGTTGCTATAAAGGAATCAAAAATAAGTAGCGATCTTGTATGATACAAGTGGAACAGGCGTTTTGCATACTCATAAAGGCAAGGACTGAATACTGTAACATATGCATTGTCCTTGCCTAATAAAGTTTCCCTCCTTCGGGAAAAATATATGGTTCGGGAACAAGGACAACGCAGTCATCCTGGAAAACCGATTAAATTATTCCAGGTTTGTGAATTGACACAATATAAACAAAGCCATATATATACTACATGGTACTTAAATCTCAACTTGATGAGTTAATAGAAACCTTAACTGATTATACTACATATCTTAAACAGTTTGGATATGACAAAGATACTATATTCTGTGCCTATGCAGTAGTTGCTATGCACCTAACTGGTGAAAAAAGCACTAAGAATATTGGTAGATCTATTATGAAAAAGGTTAAAAGTATTAATGTTGTACAGAGTATAAATCATACAGTTCATTAGCATATTCTAAAGCATCTAAATCATAGTATTCCCAAAACCTATGTTCTGGTTTATACTTACCCCATGTCAGTTCCGAATGATGTTCAAAACATAAAGGTACTACAAGCTGATTAGATCTTTTAAATTGAACCTGAGAACCTCGTAAGTGATGGACATTCATTGGTGTAGTTGATGTACAACCTGGTATGCAACATCCATGTTCGATTATTTTTAAAAAAAATTTCTTTAGATGTATATTTGCCCATCCCAAGAACCATCCTTCTTTAATAACATTGGTATTAAGTATGGTACACCATTTATGATGCAACCACAAGATAGTATTGGTTTCGCTACATTAATCTTCATATAAGCCATAGCTAAAGATGTTTTGTTTACTAAACAACCCACAGACATACCCCAGTTCAAATGAAAGTCATTACCTACATACTCTATATTTGACTGCGTGTGGTAATGTCCTTGACATACCGAAGCAGACATAAGTTGTACTGACTTTACAATATTTTTAGATACCTGGTGTGCAAAGTATATTCTACCGAGTTGATTATTCTCCCAATGATATTCTTTCCATTTCCAACGAGATGATACATCAAGTATCTCATTGTAGTCTTTCAAGAAGAACTTAGACATTCCTTTCGCCATAGCTCTGCGCAATACCATAGATCCATGATTAGATTCTAGTAAGAGCATATCTGGATACATCTTCTCCAGTTTTTTCATCCAAAACTTACCGACTTCTAGTTCATCAGCAGCAGAAGGCAGATCTGGATTGATAACATGACTAACATTAATAGAGTGCCAATCCATCTCATCCCCTATGTTTATAACTTTATCCCAAGAATACCTAGTTTTTAGTTTATTTAGGAAAGAAAAGCTATCAGGGTGGTGATATGGTATATGTAGGTCAGAAATCACTAAAATTTTGTCCATATTTCCTGTTTTAAGGACTGTAGGACTATCTTTAAATTTTTTCGTGTATGATCTACTTCTCTTTTTTAAACTTGTCTGCGATCTTTTCACCTGATCTACCAATAGTATATCCTCCGATACCTACTAAGATAATATTTAGTAGAGAGTTTTGTACAGATTCTGGAATATTAGGTGCAGTATAACCGAACCAATGGGCAACCATCAAACCAGCAAAGACCAACATCATAATAGGTCGCCAGTTTCTTTGTAGAAAACCACCTTGTGCTTCTGTTTGTATAATTTTAGCAGCTCCTTCAAGCTCTGCAAGTTCACCAGATATAATCTTTTCTTGAACTTTTGCTTTGAGTTTGTCTGCTTCTCCTTTGTTATCAACAACCTTATCTATGGTTTTGAATACAGCTCCTGCTACAGGACCAAGTAAATTAAGCAACATCTATCTCCCTCATAGCTAATGCTAATGCCGAAGCTCTATTTGGTGTTTGACGATACCAAAGAGAATCAATCATTTCGTCAGAAGCATCAGTATATCTACCATCACTAAGGGCAGATAACATACCTTTGAATTTAGATACACCACCTTCACCCATCTGATAGACCATTTCTATTATTATTTCTTTTGCATTTGTATCTATATCAATATCACCTAGTACACGATCTGCACCCTCACAAGCAGTTTGGAAATCTTTTTCAAATAGTTTATTCCAACCTTCTTCAGTAGTGGGGATCTCTTCTCCAGGTATTATCTTGTGACCATAGCCACCAGTATCGAAACCTTCCGAACACTTATAGACATCAACTCTATAGCCTTCGTGTTTCTTTATTCGTTCTTTTAATTCCTCAAATGGCATCTACTTGTTTTTGTGTACAGAATCCTGATACATACAAATCTTTGTTTTCTCTGATACTGTATCTAAAGTTATCCACATGTGCAAGGCATTGTTGTACATTGTCAAACTCAACTTCTAGGGGTTCTACTACACAAGTGTTTTCAAGGGATGTTGTTAGTGATTGAACACAGAATATAATAACTACAAAAAACTTCATTTTATCTGGGTTATTATTAGTGCTAATAGGTTTGAGAATACAAGAAAACCTACAGACCACATGACTTTCTTAATCATACCCAGATCTTGCTCTATATGTTTGAGGTGATTAGATTTGATAATCTCGATATCCTTCTTTATTAACAGGATATCTTTTTCTAATTTATTTATTTTCTCCGACTGACTTGGCATTATCCATACTCTCTATTTTTTGTGATAGATTCAGATTCTTAAATTTATTAAGTTCTGTTGTTAGGTGCATATTCATTTCTTCTTCTTCAGTTAGTCTTAATATCTTTTTTGTTAGGTAAGTAATAAATATCTCTTGCTCATCAATTACCTTCTGTAATTTTGTTGTTTGCCTTTTGTTGGCTCTGGCTTCTTTACGCCATTTATTAACTTCTTTTTCATGTTCAGTCATTACTTTACTTTACTCATTGATCTAATAAATTCAACACCTTCTATAGTTTCTATCTGTGCTTCTACTCGTACACATTCTATTCTTGCTGTATCAGATTGCATATTCCGTGTCATAATTCTTTTCTTTTCAAGACAATCTTTGACACCATCAGTAACAGTATGTTCTATCATAGTGCCACCAGAGAATAATAATAATGCTATAATTACTTTAGTTACCATTGTTTCTTACTTTATCTTTTAGTGCCTCTATATCTTTCAATGCTTTTTCCATATCAGTTTGTAATCTTGTTATATTAACTTTGTTATGGCTCATATCTTCTAAGTCATCAGATATATCTTCTACTTGTTCTGATACAAATTCTAATAGCATATACTGTTCCTGATCTACAGGAGTTTGGTCAGCAGCTTTTACAAGGTCAGCTTCAAATAGTGTTTGCCTGGTTTCGATAGTATTTAGTCTTTCTAAAATACCGAAATATGCCCATACAGCAGTTGCTACTGCACCTAATAAACCTAAAAGATTCTTTATAGGTAAGCCTATTTCTGTCTTTTCAGATAGACTAGGCATTACCTACATACACATTCGCCATTACAATATTCACACATTGTTTACTCCTTTGGGTATTTATCTTTGACTGCCTGGATAGTTGTTTTCCAACCATCAATACCATTATGGAAGATATCATCTAACTGATCTTGCCATGATGGGTACTCAGAAGCTCTATCTCTTTGATACTGATTGTTGTCGTATTCAGTCTGTAACTCAGCTTTCTTTGCTGATACTTCTGCCCATGTAAATAACTGTGGTCCGAAAACAGCTGTACCATTTTCATCTGCACCAGTTACATATTTTACATTAGCTTCGTACTCAGATTGACTGCTAGGTTCTCCTGTTACCACAAACTCTGCATCATCTTTAAGAGCTTTGATTGCACTTGCTATGTCTGTCATTTTACTTTCCTTTCTTTTATCCAGCTACTTCCATAGCTGTTAATTCAGATGTACCTCTTTCATAAGATATATCATCAGAATTACTTACAGTTCTGTTTAAATATAAAGTCTGAGATGGACTCATAGCATGAACGCTGTATGTAATTTGTGATGAAGATGATGGTGAATCTAAATGAAAAAATACAGTACCTTCAGGTGTACTACCATAATCAGTATTATTGTATGATATTAAATTTGTCATAGTACCATATCTTCTATTTGTACCATATTCAGATGAAGTAGGAATACCAATTTCAGTTGAACCTCTTTTAAAAATAAACATTAAATTTCCATGACTTTCCATGCTTAATTCATACATCATTCTGCACATTAAAAATATTTTTGATGATGAACTGCTAGGTGTAATATTAACAGTCAAAGGTGTAATAGCACTCATAACTCTACTACCATTTGATGATCCTGTAATACTAATACTACTTGATGTATCAACAAAAGTTGATTGTATTTGTAAAATCTTACCAGTAGTTATTGCAGTAGGTAAAGCAGTAACACTACTAATAGAATTATTATTTAATCTTGTAATAGCCATTATGCTAGTACCTCCATTAGTGTTAAAGTTGTTGGAGCTTCTACTTGTGTTCCAAAACTACCAATATAACAAGTATCACCACTAACTAAACATTGTAGTTTGTAAGTAATTGAGCTAGTTGTGCTAGGTTCATCTAATAAAAATGTTGAAAATGTTTGAACTGCATTAGAAACACCATAACTCTCAAAAATTTGACCACTAGGAATTCCAATAGATGTAGAATCTCTTAATAACTTTAACCTATATATTTGAGTTGATGCTTGACTACTGTTAGCATGACCATTTAAAACAACATAAATTTTAGATGAAGTTGCTGTTGGTGTTATAGAAGCTGTTACTCCAGTTACATCTACATAAGATGTTGATGTAGTAGAAAATAAATCTGTTTTAGTAGTTTGTATTACTTGACCAATCTTACCAACACCACCGATACCTAAACTACTAGCTGTAGCAGATCCACCAGCAGCTGTTTGAATACTATCTACTCTTAATATTGATGTCATGCAAATACCTCCATTAGTGTAATTTCGCTTGTGTTTGATGAAGTGTTGATAACAAATGTAACACCACTAGCCATAGCTTTTGCTTGAAATTTAAATGTTACAGCATCTGTTGTATTTGGTGATAATAGTGTACTAATTGGTGTATTAGAGGCTTGCCATATACCACTATTACCATAATCATAAACACCTATAACTTCATTAAATATTTTTGTATCAGAATAGCTACCACTTCCAATTTTGTGTAAAACTTTCATAGCTGATCTATTGTTGTTACTACCATTATAGTAAGAGTTACAAATTACACACCCAGTAACTAATATTTTTGATGATGTTGATGATGGTGTAATAGATGTTTCCCATAAAGAACCACCACTATTTATATCAGTATAAGATGTAGCTGTTATAACTTGGTTAGTACTATTACTAGAATTAATTACTTGACCAATTTTACCTATAGGAAATGATGTTCCGTCTAGCTTTTGTAGATTTGTAACTTTAAGTGTACTCATGCTAGTATCTCCATTAAAATTAATCTATATGTGGTGCTATCAGTTGTTACTGATGATGTAGATCCTGATGCTGTATTCATAGCTAATGTATATTGTTGTGCTGATGTAGTTGAAGGACTATCAAGATAAGTCCCTGTCAAAGGAAAATTAGCATTTGAACCAGCTGCACTACCACCAATTAACGCACCTAAATCTGTGCCACTTATTGTTCCTCTAAATACAGTAGCTCTTCCATAAGCATTACTACCAGCAACAACCTGACAATTTGTATGAAAGTGTATCAAAATTTTACTACTTGTGCTTGTGGGAGTTATACTTGCATTGAGCAATTCAGCCATTGATGTAGAAGAATTTGTAAAATTTGTTGAGCTAGAGTTTTCTACTACTTGACCAATCTTTCCTAAAGGGAATGTACTCCCATCTCTTTTTTGTAGTGTATCTACTTGAATTATACTCATATTATTACAAAACTGCTCCCTGATGGTACTGTAAGTGTACCTGATATTGTTATTGTACCTACTGCCATAGCATTTTTGCCAGATGCAATAGATATGTCTGTAAATGTTTGTGGATTAGTCATAAAGAATGTAGATGATAAACTAGAAGAAGTTATTGTTCCGTCAGTTGGTGTGCCAATATCTCTACTATGTCCTAGTACTCTACCACTAAAATTATCTGATGATGCTGGAGGAGAAGTAAATGTTATCTGTGATCCACTAATACTGTATGCAGATGTGTACTGTACAACACCTGATATAGATATGATTGCATTTGCATCTGTTTGTGGAAACACAGCAGTACCACCTGATGTCAGATTAAATGTAACATTAGAAGCATTAAAACCACTAGATATGTCATCTAGCTCAATATAGTTTCCTATAGTCGGTTCACGACCTACATAGCTCATATTCCAAATGCCTCCTTAATTTCATCTACTGTAAATCCTAAGTCTTGTAGTTTTTTCTTGGCAGATGCTTTTGTTGTTTCTTTATCTGTTTCTTCTTGTTTTAATTCTGCAATCTTTGCATTGACTTCATTTTCGGTAGGCATTGTTGCACCTTCTTTAATAATCTTAATATTGGCATAAGTCATTCTTTGATCATTA